CAGCACCTTGCTGCTGGCTTTCTGCCAGCCGTTGCTTGCCAGTGTGATGCAGAACGGGCAGGTGTCCCCGTGCGGCACCCATGCCCACTCGGCCCCGTCCCGGACAGCGTTTTTCAGGGTGGTATCGGCCCCGGCACGCTTGACCAGGCGGCTGACGCCGTTTGGCAGGTTGGCCGGGTTTTGGCTCTTGGTGGCGTTCACCATGCGGGCCACCTCGCCGTAATCTGCCGGTTCGGCAGGCTCCGCTGCGGGCACCCCGGCGTTGGCCGCTTCGGCCAGGGCGTCATACATCTGGCAGGCCAACTCTGCGCTGCCCTCGCCGTATTTCGTCACAAGTCCGTAAGCGTAGGCAATCAGGTCGTCCGTGCTTTCGGTGCCGTGAGAGCCTATGTATTCCCGCATGAGCTGCCCGGCTTTCTGGTTCAGGCGGGACAATCGGGTGATGTACTCATTCCAGGCGTTGGCTGTTATCTGCATCGTTTTCCATCTCCATCAGCACCTGTTGGCCCCGCACCCGCTGTTCCTGCGCCTTAATGCGGCGGATATCGGCCTGGTCAAAGCCGATCATCTCCAAAAACGTGTCGGTGGCAGCAAACTCCTGCCGGGCGGAAGCAATCTTGATGGCGGCATCTGCGGTCACGGCCACACTGGGCATGGCGGGGTTCCGAAAGTGGGCCATCACGTTCCGCTCTTCCTCGGTCAGCTCATCCAGCGTTACTTTGCGGGCAATGGCCTGGGCCATCCGGGCAATGGTGCGCAGTGCATCGCCGTTGCCGGTGTTCAGCTGCTGGGCCAGCAATACAAGGGTCTGGCTCTGGGCCAGGATCGCATCGCTGCTGGTGGGGTTGGCATCGTTCACCACGCCAACATCGGTCACGGTCAGACCGGTGGCAGCGGCAAACTGGGTGGCCGTCATCCGCATCTTTTCAACGTGCGGCGAAAGGCTGCCCTGCGCCAGCTGGCCGAACGCGGGCTTTTCGCCGGTGTCGGGGTTGGTCGTGGCCGCGATGATCGCCCCGACATACTGCCGGAACTTGTCCGATACGATGGTATCGTACTGCTCATCCGTCACGCCAAGGATGTATTTCTGCGGCGTGGTGTCAAACTCCAGCGCAATGGCGGCGTTGGCCACAACCCGGACATAATCGTCAATCAGTGAGCGGATGGGCCGTTTCAGCCGGGAGCGGCCAAACGGCTTGCTGCTGGTGGCGTTCCAGATCAGTGGCTCCATCAGCGGCCGCCCCATCTTATTGGGATGCCGTTTTGCTGTCCAGACGGTCCCTTCGCGGGTCAGTACGATCAGGGCGGTGTCGGTATAGAAGTTGACGATGGACGGGGTCCATTTCCCTTCGTCCTTTTCGTCCTTCATGGTGTCGATGATGGCAAGGCCGCAGTCGATCCGGCCTTTCTCGCCGCTCCACAGGGCAGCGGCCGCAGCAGGGGAGTGGAACCGGATCCGGCAGCCGATCGCATCGTCAGCCGAAAGCGTGGCAAACACGCAACCGTATTTCAGCTCATCACGGCAGGCTTTGGCGTATTCGGCCACAAGGCGGTTATCCGCCACCAGCCGGGCAAGGCTGTCCAGACTGCCGCCGGTGCCCACAAAGCCGTCAAACATACTGCGGGCGGCCAGTACGTCCACCGCTTTCTGACCCCAGCTGCAGCCGACCTCCAGCCCGCGCAGCCCCGTGGGCAGGGCAATGCCAAGGTTGACATCCCGCAGGGTCACATGACCCTCATAATATTTGTCTTTGGTGGCGTTGCGGCTCTGGTGATAGGTGTACGCCTCGGCCAGGTCGCTGAGCTGCTGCTGTTCCGCGGCGGTCAGCCCGGCCACAATACCAAAATTTAGGGTAGTCGTCATGGTTCTCCTTTATCCAATGCGCATTTTGCGGGTTGGGTCGCGTTTGCAGGTTTTCGCGCCCCACAGTGCCAGGGCGCAGGCTTCCAGCGGCAGGCTGTTGTCCCCGCCGAAGCCATACCCGCCGCTGATGGGACGCTTGGTGCTAGTAACGGCGCTTTCGGCAAGGGCCTGCTGCGGCTTGTACCAGGTCAGGCCGCGCTCGTTCACGGTGGTGGTAAACAGCCCCACCGATGCGATTACGTCCCTGGCAGAGGGGCGGAGCACGGCGCTTTTGGCTTTCCAGGTGGGACGGATGCGCTCCACCAGCACGTCCACCCCGTTGCGGCCATCAATCACCACACAGCTTGCGCGGTCATAGCGTTCGTTCAGCCAGGCCACCAGCCAGGCCAGGCCGCGGCCGGTGGGCTGCTGTTCGATCAGCGAGACGCGGGCCGGGCCATCTTTCGGGATCACCGCGCCGCACAGGCAGACAGCGGAACCATCCGCGGCAAACTTGACACCGTAAGCGGTCTTGCCCTCCGGCTTTTCCGCCTCGCTGGCACAGGCTTCCCAGGCCCGGGCATCCAGCGCCTTGTCGCTCTGCTCCGTCAGAACGGGGCTCCACCAGCCCAAGCGTTCTCTGGCAAAGCCGTCGGCGCTCATGCTCCGGCACTCCTCCGCCGCAAACTCCTCGCTGAGCCGAATGCCCATGGCCGGGTTCGTCTGATACCAGACCGCGTGATCTTCTAGGTCGATCTTGTCAACCTGCTCTCCCTCCACTGACCATTCGTGCCAGGCATCGTGCGCGCCCGGTGCGCCAAGACAGGCCGTCCGGCGGCGGCGGAATACGTCGCCGGGACAGCCCGGATAAGGCGGGGTTCCGGTATAGATCAGCTGTCGGGTGCCGGTGGCCGATGCGGCCAGCGTGGCCATGATTGCCTCCACCTGGTCGTCCGTCAGTTCCTGTGCCTCGTCATAGACCACCAGCGAGATGCCGTCAAAGCCGCGGGCCGCCTGCCGGGATCGGGCCGAGAACTCAATGCTCCCGCCGTTCAGAAGCTCGATGCACTCCTCGCCGTTGGTGTAGCGGATGTTTTTCACCAGTTCCAGCACCTCCGGGTGCCGCTTGTCGGTAAACATCCGGGCCAGTCGGTTAAAGCTCTTTTTCGCCGTGCGCACCTGATGGGCGGTGTGCAGGATCTTCTCACCGTTGATGACCATTCCGAAAAACTCTCGCCCCTCCAGGCACACGTTTTTTCCGTTCTGCCGGGGCACAGCCAGCCCGGCAGATGTCACGGTGTACCGCCCGGATGCATCCCGGCCCAGCCAGCAGTCCAGCACCAGCTGCTGCCATTCATCCAGCGCATTGCCGTAGGCGGCCATCAGCGCTGCGGCGTCCGCACCGTCGGTCGTAACGCGCTCCGGCTCGATGCGGTATCTTGGAATCTGTGCGCCGGTCATGCGTCCTGTTTTCTCCGATTCTGCACCAGAGTGAGTACGCTTGTCGGCTTAATGTCGGATATTTGCTCTTGCGGCACCTCCACAGGTAGGAGCTTAATCAGCATATCCAATCCAGACAGGTACGTTTTCCACAATGCCTCATAAGCCCGGAAGGCCGGGTTCTCTCTCACGCCCGACTGCCCACCGCCGTTGTCATATTCCACCGTGATGCCTTCCTCACCGATGGTTTCCCTGGCATCGTCCAGCTTGGATTTCATCCACGAAACATTCAAAATCACCGGGTCAAGCGACTGGATTTTTTCGTCATTCAATCCGTTTTTGGCCAAAAATTTAGCCAGTTTTCTGCGCTCTGCGGCAGACCTTTTCGCGATCTCCGCGCGCGCGCGATTAGAAGTATCTGCTGCCACTTTTTGCTTCTCCTTCCTGTTTTGATACCACCCCCCATCAAATTATTTTTTGCGGGGGTAAATCGGCGCTGGACGGCTTGGGGTCGCCCGCCGGCCGGGGCGGGGGACCCTCCCCACCCCTCACCAGCTGCCGTCTGCAGGAGGCCTTTGTGTGCGGGTGTGCTGCGCAGAATTGGGTTTTGCGGGCGAAAGCTTGCAGCCTTTCTGCGCGTTGCACCAGTAATGCGCAGCCTGTAAGTTGTCCCAATCTTCAGCCGCAGCCCGCGGGGATGCGTACCCGAACTCGCGCCAGCGGGCAACGGGGCGTATCTCATCCACCACAAAGCTGAGCGGGTGCGCGGCATCGGATGGTTCATCGTAATGAATCGGGCCAAGGCGTCCGCCGCAGATTCCGCACGGCGCGCCCATGGCTTTCAGCCGGGCCCGGTGCTTTCTGCGCAGGGCTCCGTTGGCATACCGGGGGTTAGTCATATGGGAGACTTTCTCAGCGGTCGCTGATAGGTCCAGCATCCGCCGGGGCCGATTTTATGTTTGGGCCGCTCGCACTGCTGCGGGTTCACACAGTGCGGCAGGGAACAGATCACCCGTTCGCTGTTGCACATACGCCAAATGCAGTGCGTGCAGGGGGGTTCCTGCTGTTTGCAGGGCTTTTTATCTGCCATGTTACACTCCAAAACAAAAGAGGGCAGCCGGTGGGCTGTCCTCTCAATATTCTATGATATCAATTCTAGCGCTAAAAAATCTTGCACAGTGCCAACTTTTAGCCCAAACCCACACGCTGGGCCACATTTTCCAGGTATTTTCTGCGGCAGCGGTAAAATTCCCGCCTGCTGATTCCCGGAAGATTCAGGCGCTCAAACGTCCAGATACGGCAGTCATTGCAGTTGAGTGCAATAGCCTTTTGCAGCGCAGCCCGTACTGTGGCGCTCTGGATGTCGGCCCCAATCTCATCCGCGGCGGCATCAATGGCTCGCATGATCTGCACATCTCGCTGTGTCTCAAGCTGCTGGATCGCCTCGGCCTTGTCGGCGGTGATGTCGCTGGCGCTGCCGTTGGCGCACGGCAGGTACACACGCACGGGTGTGCCGCAGCGGGTTGTGGTATCCACAAAATTTGTGCCGCTGCGCAGGATGATCTCGTCAACCTGTCGCTTATACTCAGCCTTGCGTCTGGCCTGACCACGTACCAGCTGCAGGGCTGCCAATACGATGTCATTCGGCAAGCGTTTGTTTTTCCCCACGTGTATACCTCCCTTAATCCGAAATATGGCTGTCTCTGCGTTCAGGTGTCAGGATCTCCGCCATGTGTGTGCGGCATATAAATTTTTGATTCTTCATCATCCACATGCGCGGCAGCTTTCCCAGCGGCTACCCCGGCGGTATAAGCTGCCGCCAGCAGCGGCTTGCCCGCTCTCCGGCAGGCCAAAATGCACGCGCAGGATACCCGGCACGGCCGGGCCGGGGCAGCAGGCAGAACCGCCGCTTTTGTGCTTGTTGGCATAGTCGTGGATCGCTTTCTCGCAGGTTTTCAGATCATGCGTGCCGGCTTCAAGATCTGCCACAATCACTTTGGCCTCCTCTTCGTTCATGCTCTGGATCGTGACCTTCAAATCCTCGGCTACGCACCACAGCAGGCTGCCGCTTTTCTCTTTTTGCTGCATGGCCGCAGCCATTTCCAGCGCTTTTTGTTTGTTTTCCATTTGCGTTTACTCCCTATTGTTTTATTTTATCCCGCCGGGGCGGGGGATAACGTTGTATTACCTGCGTTTCCGGCGCAGCTTGATGTATAGCCGCCATTCGGCCCGCTCCTCGTTATAGCTGGGCACAGCCCCCAAAAATCTGTAACCGGGGTAGCGCCGCTCCCAATAATCGGCATCGTCCACGCGCATGGTGCAGGCATCGGCCAGCTTGCGCGGGGTCCAGTGGGTATCATTGGGGCGGGGATAGGTGGGCCGCTTTAGGCCGCGGCTTGCATGCCAGCTTTTGCGGCGGCGGGGGTATTTCAGCATGTACTTTGCCAGCCCTTCCAGGCTATCGTGTTCCGGCTGCAGGCGGTCAGCGTTCACGGTGCCCAACGGTTCCCGGCTGCGGCCGGTGCACCACAGATCTTCCAGTGCATCACGCAGGGCGGCGCGGTGGGCGGCGGTCAGACCGTCCACCTGCAGCACCATGTGGTGATGGTATCGCACTTCTTTCAGGCCGTTGGCCGGGTCGGCTTCCTGGTTTTCCGTCACGCACACCCACTTGATTGGGGTGGCATCCTGCCAGTTTTTCCGGGTCAGCCATCGGCGCACCCGTTTCAGGTAGTTGTACACGTCCTTCCAGGCTGCTTCGTCATCGTCCGGCAGCCACATGTCTTCGTAGGTCAGGGTCAGCGCAAAACCGCGCTGGTCAAAGTTGGTGTTCAGCAGCTGTACCAGCAGCCGCGCCGATCGTTCCCGGTTACGCTTTTGCTGGGCAAGGCTGCTGGCAAATTGCTTTTTTCCGCGGGGGCCTGCCCGGTGTTCCCGCTCAGTGATCCAGCAAAAATCTACCTCGGCATAACTATCGCCGCAGATTGTTTTCTGCTCACGGATGTATTGCTTTCTGGTAGTTTTCATGCTGTTCACTTCTTTTCTTTCTTTGGTGGAGAATGGACCTTGAAATAACCCCTATACAAGCCGCCCAAACGGCCCCCCTCGGACCGTTTGGCGGCAGCTCGCTGCGGCTGCGCAGCCACATGCTCTATATAATAGGTAAGTTGTGCCCGGTTTTGCGAAAGCCGCCGCCCTGGTTTAAGGGCCGCGGCTTTGGTTCACGCCTGGGTTTCTTTTGCAGGGCCGCCCATCAGGCGGTCGTGGATGATTGCGGTTTTTGTTTCGATAATGCGGCGGCTGACAATGGCTAAAAGACTGTCAAGCGCTGATACGCCGCAACCGGGCCATGCTTCGCCCATCTCAAACAGCAGGGCTACCAGCACTTCTTTGTTGCTTGGCTGCGATCCATCCCTTTTGTACAGTTCCTCTTGCATACACCGGAATATCATCTCAGCCCCACGCGGCTGCGGCAGCCCCATCGTGCCCATGATCAGCTTGATGCACTTTTTCCTTGTCATTGATTCCATCCTTTCTGTTTTACTGTTGCCCTCCAACCCGCCGGGGTGCAAGGGTCTTTTTTAAGGCGGTGGCGGTTTGCGGCATGCTGTCCATATACGCAAACTGTTTCTCATAGGCCCGTCGCTTGGCATCCTGGGCGCAGTCGGCCTTGTAACGTTCGCAGTTGGCATGGCAGCCTACGCGGCGCTGTTGGCAGTTTTTACAGCTTCGTTCCATCAGTCACCTCGTTTTTCTCCGCGTTTTTCTCCGCGGCTGCAAAAGTCGCTTGGTGTGTTGTGGCCATACAGCGGGCACTGCACGGTGGCCCAGTAGCGGCAGCGCCCACACCGCGGCAGGCCCAGCCGCCGCAGGTGCAGCGCGCGGATGATGCGCAGCCCGCACCACATCAGCAGGCAGATCAGCATTCCGCCGGCAAAGAGTACGCAGGGGGCAGCGACAAATACAAGGGCCAGGCACTTGAGAACATAAAGGCAGTTGGCATCAAAAATTGTCATTGGTATCATTCAACCTCCCATTCTTTGGCAGTGCGTCCCGGTGTTGATCCGGGCGGCATGGGTTGCTTGGGCCATGCCGGTGCTGCACACGCACCATAAAAACCCGCCTGCCCAGGCGCACCCGCGGCGCTTGGCAATCTGCACGCAGGGGCCTGGCACCCGGTGGAAAAAGCCGGGCTGAAAAGCTAACAGGCGGCCGCCGGGTACAAGCCAGGAGTAGTGGCCGGTGCCGGGCGTTGTGCATTACCTGCACAGTGGTGTTGCCGTACTTGCCCACGCAGCAACTGTGGGAGGATTCAGGGGCCGCCGCGGCTTCGTGCAGCTTTGGCGGCATATCTGCCCCGCCGGGGCGGGGTTATTGTATCTTGTAGTGCTCGGCCAGCTTTTTCAGCACAGCCGGGTGCAATATGGATAGCTCAAACCGGGTGCGGCAGGCATCGCCGGGCGGACTTACCTCGCCCAGCTTGGCCAGGTACTGGTTGTACAGCCAGCCCATAACGGGGTGGGCAATGTTCATCATGTACCAGGGCGGGCGCTTGGGGTTCTGCTCTGCGGCCTTGCGGCGTTCCTCAATGATCAGCGGGGCCAGCCGGTCAATCAGGGCCGCGCGTTCCTCCGCCGTCATTGGCGGCCACCTTTGCCAGGGCGGAATACAGCATCATCATCGTGCAGCCGTTCCACATCCCGCATGGCATTGCGGTAGCCCACATCCCGGCCACTGGTCCAGGTAGCCAGCAGCCCCAGGGCCACAACCCCGGCAGTAATAAGATAGCAGATCATTATTTCAGCACTTCCTTTACATCGTCCAGCAGATCGGCTGGTATCATCCCGGCCTGCATCATGTGGTGCAGGCTTTCCCGGTAAGCGTGCAGGCGGCCTGCCAGCTCTGCCGCCTGGCAGATCAGCATGCCACGCGTGCCGGGGTTGTGTACGCCGTTGGTGCTGCGCAGTATAGTGCAGTAGGTTTTGCGGTCGGCAGCGGTGTTTTCCACCAGCCAGGCCACGGCCTCCCGCGGCGTCATTGGTGCGTCCATGGCTTTTTCACCCTCCCCGTGTTCGGCATCTGCGCGGACAAAAACGCCGCTGCGCAGCGCTCGCAGAATTTCTCGTTGTTGACCGCCGGGCTTTTGCACTCAAATGCAAGCCCCAGCTGCGGCGCAAGGTATTCCGGGCAGGCCCAGTGCAGGTAGCTGGCGGCGGCCATTCTGGCGGTGCAGCGGCGCAGGCCCCGCAGGGTGTTGTCCACGCAGCCAACCTTGACGATCCGCTCTTCCTCTTCCAGTTCCTGCAGCCATTCCAGCACCGTCATGGCTGCACCGCCGTGTTCTGATTCTGCGGAGTAACAATCTCCGTTACGCCCGTGCCCTGGGGTGCGTGCTGCAGGCGGGCAACCTCGTTGGCCTGGTGCGCCGCAATGCTCAAAGTCAGCACCAGCGCCGCGGCCATGGTCAGGGCAAGCACTTCCCAGCGGGCGGCTTTGTCCTGCGCTTTGGCGGCTTCCTGCTGGGCAACCTCGGCGCGGTAGTTGGACTGCCAGCTGTCGTATTCGGCGTTCTGCTTTTCCCAATCCTTGCGGGCGGCGGCGCGCTCTGCCGCATTGGCACGGGTTTCGGCGCGGACAACGCGCTGTGTCAGGGTTACCCAGCGTTCGGCATTGCTGGGATTTCCGTCATTGATGGACCGCAGCACGGCAGTCATGTCGGTCAGTTCTCTTGTTTCCATTGGTTGGTGTCCTCCCATTGGGGCGGGTAGCTTAATACCGCGTCCATCATACAGCCGCAGGCCACGGCGGCTTCCAGTGTGTTGGCCCAGTCCTGCCGCCGCCGGCCGCGCTTTGCCGCGGCGTACAGCAGCTCTTCCACCAGGTTCTGGGCGGTCGATCCGCGCACGGCCAGCGGGTGGCGGCGCATAATCAGCTTGCCCAACGGCTGGCGGATGTGCAGGTCAGACGTTCTTGTGCCCACTTCCTGCGCCGCGTCCAGCCGCATGGCCACAAGCGGCCACATGTCAGACCGCACAAGGCGCGCGGATTCATACGCCACGGCGTACAGGGCAGCTTCCAGCGCATAGGCGTCGGCGGCTTTCTGGGCCGCCGGGGTGCTGGCGGTCGAGACGTCAATGATCCGGCAGGCGCGCGCCAGCTTGTGAGTGCTCTCCATAATGCCGGCGCTGGTTACGTCCTGCAGTTTTTTGGTCGCCATCAATCGCAGGGCATCCGTGCCCATGTTGGCAACAGCATCCCCGCTTGCACACAGGGCAGCGGCCCAGGCGCGTTCTAACGGCGTCATGCCGCGCCGCGGGGAAATATTTGGTTTGGCATTTTCCATTCAGGGGTCCTTTCTGCCGGGGTGGGGGTGTTCAAGCCCCAACCACCAGCGCCAGCAGCGCGTGGTGGATCGCCCACAGGCAAAGGTACCACGCCGCGCCGCAAAGGCAATAAAATAAAAACTTTTCCATCGGTTACTCCAGGTAATGTACTTTAAGCGCAGCCCACCCGCCCAGCAGGCAGCAGGCCAGCCCGGCCAGGGCAGCCGCCCCTCCGCCCTGGGCCAGGGCGACCACGGCGCACAGCGCGCCCAGCCCGCAGGCCGTTAGCGTGAAATTGGCGAAAGCCTTGCAAATGGGGCTGATGTAGGGTAAAATACAGGTGATGAGTTTTTTCGTCTGGCCGTTCCGGTGTTGCAGCACCGGGGCGGCTGTTTTTGTTTGGGGCATGAGTTTATTCCTCCTTTTCGTCAAGGTCGTAGATTGTGCTGCCGCCGGACTTGCTGCGGATGTACCCGGTTGTGATGTGCCTGTTGTTCGGGTCACCAAGGACAGTTTCATTCTTCACGTCCTTGAATGTGACATCCGGCGGAATCTTGATGCCGGGACCGTTTTTGAGCTCAAAACCTTCGGCGGTCTGGGTTACGGTTGTGCTGCCCATGCGGGTTGTGGTTTTTTCGGTGTTCATGGGGGATACCTCCTTTTAGCGATGCTGCATAAGCCAGCGTTCGATTTTTTCGCAGATGTGACAGATGTTGTCAAGAAAATTGACTTTCTGCTCAGTAATAAGTATCTTGAGAACAAGAATTAAGAGTTCCATTGTTCTGTGGTAAATTCTTTTGCTCCCGCCCTATCTCATGCACAGGGACATTCCTTCTTTCGTGACGGATACGAATTGATCTACTGGCCCTACTGGACCGGTAGTCCAAAAACAACGACTTATACCCTGCAAAAGACTGAGCACTGATAGACAGGTGATGCCCCTGTGCATGAGACAGGGCATGAGGTTGAGAAAACGGTTTACAAGGGTTCAGCAAATCTGGCGGGCCAGAACGGTTGCGGGGATTCGCTTGCCGCGTCCGCTTGTAATCCAGCCCGATAGGGTAGTGATGCAGCGCACCGATGCGTAGGTGTCATCGCCGTACACAATCCGCGCGGCTTCTTTCACAGTAACAAGCTCACCGGAAGCCTGGCTGCGGATGCGTTCAAGCGCATCGCGGTAGCCGTCTTTTTCTCTTGCCATGGATATCCTCCTTTGAAAATGTTCATTCTCTGCTCCATTCCGGCTCAAAGTCCGGACTATGGGACAGGGGTTGTGGTAGAATGGTGATAGCTGTTAGGAATGCTCCACAAGGTCATCAATGCGGACGCCAAAGTGTTCGGCAATCTTAGCAGCTGTTGCCAGGGTAGGGCCGCCGCCGTTCTTCCAGCGCTGGGCATTGCCTTTACTCAGGCCAAGCGTTTTAAGCACGGTGGTAGCACTTTCACCATGCAGCACGCATAAATTTGTGAAAGTGTTCCAAAAGTTCAAAAAAATGCACCTCTCTTTCCATTTTGTATTGACGTAAGTGCACTTTTGTAGTACTATAAAGTTGCTAAACATCAGTATTAACGCAGTGCCCTCATGTCATAAGTGCATTATAGGGCATTTAAGTGCACTTTGCAAGTGATTTAATGCACTTTTCTGCACTTCTGCGTTTTGCACAAATTCCGGAGGTGCATTTTAGTGTTTTTTGATATGCTGCAAGCACTCTGCGATGAAAAAGGCATCGCAATGTCAGCACTGCTTGATCAGGTCGGGATGAGCCGCGGGAATATCGCGCGCTGGAAAGCGACCGATAAGCCGCCCAAACCAGCTACCTTAATAAAGCTGGCAGAGGCGCTGGGCGTTGACCGCAAACGTCTGGAAGGGGCAGCTGAAAGCCAGGAAGCGGAGACAGAAATGCCTGCCCACGACATCCTGGACGATGTGGATATTGCTTTTTACGGTGAATATAAAGAGCTTTCCGAAGATGACAAAGCAGTGCTGCGCGATATGGTCAGGGTGATGCGAGATCGCCGGGCCAAGAAAAAGCAGGAGGAATAGATTCAGTGTTTCAGTTGTCCGACTTTTACGGATATTGCAAACAAAATGATGTGGATGTAATGCCGTTCGCAATGCTGCCGAGGGCGGCCTGTACGGTGCGGGACGGGCAGAACTACGCTGTTGTGCTGAACTTCAAGCGTCTGCATACCGTGCGCCAGATGCGCACCGCCATGCTGCATGAATCAGGCCACCTGCACACAGGCGCACTGCATAAGGTAAACAGCCCGTTCCAGCTGGTGGAGCAGAACGAGTACCGCGCCGATGCGGACGCGTTCCGCCGCTGCCTGCCGCCGGACGAGATCCGCACGGCAATGCGGGCAGGCTGCACAGAACCCTGGCAGTTGGCAGAATATTTTGACCTGGACGAAGACTACATAAAAAAAGCCCTGCACTACTGGACGCAGTGCAGGGGAGTAGACTTTAATCGATAAGGATGTGTTCTTGATGGGATTTCGCTTTCGTAAGAGTGTAAAAATTGCACCGGGTGTCCGCCTGAATCTGAATCGAAAAAGTGCCAGCATTTCGCTGGGCGGCAAGGGCGCGCACTACACAGTAAGCTCAACTGGGCGCAAAACAGCAACGGTGGGGCTGCCGGGAACGGGCATTTCGTATTCAGTTACAGAATCAACGGGAAAGTCCTCTTCGAGGACAAAAAGCGGCGGAACCCATTCATCAGGAAATGGTGGCGGTAAAAAGAATAAAGGCGGCTGCCTGATGATTTTGCTTGCCTTGATGTTTTGGCCATTTGCTCTGAGCTACTGGATATGGAAAACCGATAAATTCCAGGCAAGTAAAAAGATTCGTGCGGCAATTATTACGGCGTTTTGGATCGTAATGTTTTGTATCGGAACGTTCAGCGGAGGCAGCCAGCAGAAGGCAGAACAACCGCTTCCAACCGCCACAATAGCAGAAGAAACGCCGCAGCCGACAGAAGTGGCTACCGCAACCCCGGCCCCCACAGTAACCCCAACAGAAGCCCCGACCTCTGCACCCACGGAAGCCCCCACACCTGACCCTACAGCGGTGCCAGAAACAGGTAACACTAGCCAGACAAGTAACGGCACCACAGCAACCGGCACATCAGATTATCAGCCAGGTATGGTTTATATTGCAAGCAGCGGCAACGGAAAAAAGTACCACCGTACCCCCGATTGCAGCGGAATGGACGATGCCACCGCCGTAACGGTAGAGCAGGCAGAAGCCGCTGGGTATACACCTTGTAAGAGATGCTACTAAAATAGTAAAGCTCCGCAGGCTACATTTTGACCAGAACAAAATAAAAAAACGCCCCCGGTGCGCCAACACCGAGAGCGTTTCCATAGATCAGCTTGCCCACAAAAGTGGATACAATCGACCCGACAATCGTATTGTACCACCTCCGGGCAGGCTTTACAAGCTATGCTTGTAATTTCGCCTGCGGCGAAACCGCCTTGTGCGGTCACAGGTCACGCGTGGCCTGTGTTTGGCGCTCCCCACCCGCTTGCGCGGCTGTGGCCCCACGCGCCAAAACCCGTAGCTTTACAAGCTATACCTATAGTGTCGGGGGAGGGATTTGATTTGGGACAGGTAAAAAAGCGGGCAGACGGATATATTGAAAAGAAGCGAAAAATAAACGGAAAAGTTGTGCATTTTTACGGCAAGACCGCCCGCGAAGTACAGCGGAAGATTGACGAAGCCCTAGAAAATGCGGCAAAGGCAAAGGAAGAGAGCGAAGTTTTTGACATTGTTGCAGAACAATGGTGGAAAGATTATCTAAAAAGAATCAAAGCCGGGAATGCCCGTGCTTATCATGGGGCATATGTGAGCATTCTTGAATTTTTCGGCGGATATGCAATGGCAGAAATCACCCCGGCAATGATTGTGCTGTGGAACCAGAAGCAGGCCGCGCAGGGTAAGGCAGGAAGCACAATCCGGAATGCAAATAGCGTTCTTAACCTCATTTTCAAATACTGGTGCATACAGAGCGATAACACCTATAATCCGGTCGCTTTTGTTGATCTTCCGCGCGGATTAAAAAAAGAAGAACGCAAGCCGCCAACGGAAGAACAGGTGGCAGCTGTAAAAGCTCACCCGGAGGGCTTTGGACTGTGTGCGTGGCTGTTTATGTACACAGGCTGCCGCCTTGGGGAAATTCTGGCATTGCAATGGCAAGATATTGATTTTGAAAGAAACGAAATAAGCATAACAAAAGAAGTCTCCTGGGTTAATTCTCAGCCAACGATACAGACCCCCAAAACAAAAAATGCAATCCGAATCGTCCCGCTATTAGCTCCACTCAAGCAAGAGCTTTTGACCAGAAAACAGAAAGCAGATAATTATTTGCTTGGCGGCGAAGCGCCATTAAAAATGTATGAATACAGGCGGCTATGGCTTGATTATTGTAAAGACCTTGGAATGGTCGAAATAGACTATGCAGCAGAGCAGGGGAGAGAACGCAAGTATCACAAGGCTTACGGCCCGGAGCGTAAGCGCAAACCTCCTACAACCCATCTGTATAAGCCGGCAGTTACGGCCCATCAGTTCCGGCACGAGATGGCAAGCGCCATGTATGAAGCTGGTATAGGAGAGCTTGAAACGCAAAAGATTTTAGGCCACGCCGACATATCAACAACCCGTAAGATATACACACATATTAAAGAGCGGCAGATAAAAGAAGCAGAAAAGGTCTTAAATTCTTATTTTGAAAGTAAGGTCGTAGAAAAGTCGTGAAAACAAAAAATATAGCGATTATTCGTCAAAACAAACAGGTTCGATTCCTGTCGCCAGCTCCAAAATATCCCGGCAGTTTTATAACTGCCGGGATATTTTTGTATCAATCCTATATTTTGCAGCACAAAAAGGTAAAAAGTACCCCCGGCACAGGGTCAGCCCTGAGCCGGGGGCGGTATATTCAGGAAAATGAGATGGACTGAATGGCAAATACGAGAAGCAGATCTTAGCCCATATTGAGCAAGTTGCTCTTCATAGTTTTCAGCTCTTTTTCCAACTGGTCTTTTTCTTTGGTGTATGCCTGGTAGTCCTGCATCTGCTCCATCACGGCGGGGTCGCTGGCAGTCAGGTAGCCGCTGGTCATGGAGGTGGTGGTGCTGAACTTTTTCTGCTGGCCGTTAAAGTCGATCACCAGGAACTGATCCGTAGAGGGCAGTACCTTGCCCACGCCGAACATCTTGTGGGTTACTTCGCAGCCGGTCAGGTCGGGCAGGGCAGTGGGGCTTGCCAGCAGCTCCTGCAATTTCTGCTCCTTTTCGGCGATTTGCATGCACAGGTCGGCGCGCTCGGCTTTCTGTTTCACGGCCTTGGTGCGTTCCTTGGCGGTTGCCGTGCGGGAAAAGCCCTTGGGGTAATAGCCGTTTACATAGGCGCTGTGCATGATATCATACACCAGCAGATGCAGCTGGTCATTGATGCCGTGCATGGTGTTTTTCAGCCGCTCGGTGTGCAGGCGGGTCAGCTCATCGTATTTGGGCAGTTCGTTCAGCAGGTCATCGCACATGGCGTAATATTGGGTCAGGTTAAAGGCCGCGCCGGTGCCAAAGTCTTCGTCATAGCCGAAATAGGCGGCCCAGGCTTTGGCTTCGGCGGGAACAAAGAAGTAGTTATCCTCCGGCTCCAGCAGGCTCAGATACAGCGCGGCGCTGCCGGCCGTCTGAGTGAACTTGGCCATGCGCGGCAGGCAACGGCGGAAACGGCCGTTGACCTGGTCGGCAAACATTTCCACGCGGCCCTGGCGTTTTTTCAGGTCACCGTCATCATCATTGAACAGCCAGCGAAAACACTCGCGCACAAGCTCAACTTCCGTGGGGCGCATCATCAGGGCCTGCATGCCGCCAATGGGCTGCAGGGCGGGCGTGTCCATCACGGCACGGGCCTGCTGTGTGGCCTGGGCAAACATGGCAGGAAAATCCACCGCATCGATATCCCAGTTTGTGCCAAAGCAGTTGATGGCTTCCCAAACGCCATTTTCTGCGGTTTTGCCATCGGTCAGGCTGCGGATATACGGGGCAAGGATCGTGTTCAAAGTTTCAGTGTTCAAGCTCAAAACGTGATACCCTCCAATGAATTACAATGAATTGCCGCCGCCCGCCGCAAAGGTTTTTATTGGGCGACAACCTTTTTATTATACGAAAAAATCAGGGCTTTCGTCAAGGCATTGCGGAGCAAAAAGGATGAAAAAAGGCACCGGCGGTGAAAGCAGGTACACCGCCGGTGCCGAAAAATAAAACAGGGATAAGTGAGATATAGACAGGGAAGAACGCCGCCTTGCAAAAGGCAGGCCGCCGAATGGCTCAGGTATGGAAAACGCCAATGGTGGGGTTGATAAAATCAACGATGAGCAAAAACGAGATGACAGCCAGCATGCCGATCAGGCAGAAAAACATGCGGCGCAGCCAGCGGTTTTTATCGGTAAGGATATCCCGGTACTGCTTGTCTTTGTTCTCAAGCTCCCGCATGTACTGCTGACGGGTGGCGTCCAGGGTTTTGGCATAATAGTTCTGCATGGAAAGCAGCAGCTGCATCACGTTGGAATCCAGCAACTGGCCGTTTTCGCTCTCCAACTTTTGTAGGCCGGTGATCGCATCCAGCGAGCCATCCATGGCGGCAACGATCGCGGCGACATCACGGAAGCTGGGATTCTCGGTCTGGCCGCTCAAAATGCGGTTTACGGTGCTGAGGGGCACCCCGCTTGCACTGGAGATTTGCTGCAGGGTCAGGTTTTGTTCGGATTTCATATTTTTCAACGTTTCCACAATAGATTCTTGCATAAACCTCCTCCATTTCCCAAATCTGGGAAAGCCTAAAAGGGCGTTTCTCAGATTTGAT